CATCCGACAGACCCGGTGTCCACAAGTAAACACCAGAGGTCGACGCCTTCAAACGACGCACCGCCCCAATGGTCTTACCGTTCATCTGCCAACCCACACCTGGCAGCAAACGCGCAGCACCATCAAGTGAGTAGTAAAGCGAGATCAGGTCATCGGTTGCGATAGCAGCAGTGCCAGCAGTCGTACCACCAACCGTTGCCTGAGTCACAACACCGTTCGGCTGCACCGTTCCAGTACCGGTGGTCAAAGCAACGTTCACTGCGTAACCGATAGCATTACCGGCTTCCTGAGCAATGAATGCCGAGAAGTCAACACCAGAGTCCGTCAGAAGCTCCAACGCAACCTGCGTAATGAACGAGTACTTAAACGCACCCAAAGTAACAAATGCGCTGAAAGCAGGATCGCTTGTTGCAATCGCAGCAGTAGCCGTCGACACTGTTGCAGTCGAATATGTTGACAGACGCGGAATCTGCAAGTTTTCACCAGAGGTAGTGTTCAACACCGTGGACGTCTGAAGCATCGGGCCGACAAGACGCGCCTGGTTGATAATCTGGTTGTAGAACGACGTAGGTACCGGCGCACCAGTCGACGCAGCAGAAACAGCACGGTGCTCAAACACGGCACTACGAATGTCACCCGAAGCCAACGCACGAAGCATTGCCTCATCAGTATTCACAACAGCAGACTGCGAAGAACGAACAACATTCTCAAGACCGCGAACAGCCTCAGAAACCTGCTCTTCACGCTCAAACGACTTACGAATATCCTCAATCAGCGCACCGCGACGATCAAGGTCAGTGTTAATACGAGCGAAACTCTGCTCTTCTTCAGCGGTCAATTCACGCTTCTCAGCAGCAGCAACATCAAGCAACTCTTTCGCCTGGTGCCACGCCTTCTGGCGCTCCTCAACCAAATTGTCAATGTAAGACATTTCGGTAATCCTTTACATAGAGGGACAAAATAAGGTGCGGCTCCGCAACCAATCGAAACGACTCAGCGCTTCGAAATCAACTGTAAATGCTTTTCATAAAAACCGAGAGACCTACGCGACGACTTATCAAAACGAATCATCAAAGCCCGAGCCGCAGACCCAATCAAATCAGCCTGCTCAGGTGTCAACGAAGCACCATTCTCAAGCATGGTTAACGCTACCGCCAAATCATCAGCATCAAGATGTGTACGTTCGGCAAGCACATCAATCGATCGCACCTGCGCCGACGTGCCCTCATACGCTGGAAACCCAGTAACAACCGACACCTCATGTAAACGAACCTCATTCAAAGTGCGGTTGTTGTTATCAGTCCACGAATCGCCACCCTGCGGCACCGAAAAACCAAACGACATCGATGTCACATCACCGCGATTCATCAACACCACAAGATCACGCGCATACGACGTATCCGGCAAAGTAGCTTCAGCGAACAAACCTTTTGAATCCTCAGACAAACGCAACGTACCTGAACGAGTCGAAGCCAACACCTGATCAGAATTATGATTCACAAACATTTTCACCTGATTACGCGAATCCAAAGACCGCTTAAAAGCACCCGGTGCAATCGTCTCAATGAAAGGCAAAGGCTCAGACGGTGAATTAAACACAGCGGCATAACCAGTGAAAGTCATACCATCAGACTTTGAACGAACTTCGAAAGTGTTTTCAGCAAACGCCCGAAACTCAATCATCATTCACCTGCCGCATACGACTTATACAAATCAACAAACTTCTGTAACATTTGGTCATTCTCACCAGTGGCAGTATCAGGCTCCATCATCTCAGCCTTGGCATAGTCACCCATCGATGCCTTCAACTGCCAACGCCACTGCTCATGCTGGTCAATGCGTTCGGCAAGAAAATTGGCGATACCTTGCTCACGAGCTGCAACCGCCGCATCAAACACTTCCATCAACTCATCAATGATCTGATCATTAATGTCATAAAGGGCATCAACCAATGGCAGGTAGTTACCGTCAGTGACCGGTGAATCTTCAACCTCACGCAACGCCAACAAATCAGTTAAACGGAACGGTGCAACAACATCCAACTTACGCAAACTTTCCGCAATACCATCAATACTGCCGTACACATCTTCATAAATTTTGCCAAAAAACTTGTGATACTGGGCGAACTCACAACCAGTCACATTCCAATGAAAACCCTGCGCAGTGACATACATTGTGAAAACATCCGCCTGCAACTGCTTCAAACCATCAACTAACGTTGGTGCAGGCTCAACAGTTTCATCAATCATTTGCATATCGCGTGTCGGATTCATTGTGTCATTTCCTGTCTTTGCTAATGCGTCAGTTGCCCATTGAATAACTTTATCCGCTGAATCAGGGTCAGTCGGGTCAACACCCCACAGAAACGCTGCAACAGCACCTGGCCCCGGATACTTTGGGTCTTTCAAATCATGATTCGCTGAAACTTTTTCCCAATCAACACGATGCCTAGCAACCCACGCCCTAATACGCATCCACTTGTCATTACTGACAATGCCTTTGACCATGTCTCGTGCTTCACGAATCGTCTGCGAAGTGACACCATCACCAGCTAAACCCATTGCATAAAACTTCAAACCATCATGCGCGTTGTCACGCATCTCCTGCGGTGCAGACGTTTTCGGATCCTCATGCGTTCCAAAACTTGTTGGCACCGGTGCACCAGTCGACGCTGGTGACACAGCACGAACCGATGCAGGGTCAACAACAGGCACACCAACAGCTTTCAACGCCGCACGAGTATCCGCATCATTCTCATACCATGCCTCAATTTCCACACCATCGGCAATAAGTTTCTTCGCCTTAAACACTTTGAACGCTTGTGACGCATTCGGGCCAGCAGGAAAATCAGACAAATGAATATCAGCGTCAGCAACTTCAAGACCATTCTCATTCAACCAATTAACAGTCTCATCCATGCGATCGAGTGCACGACCTGACACAACAATAATTCTGTCACCCTGCTGATGCGCATCCAACAACAAATTAAGCATCGGCACATTAGGTCGATCACCTGACAAAATAAGTGTGTCGTCTAAATCAGTAACTATGACACTCATTGTGGAATCCTCAAAACTGAGATTGTTGCGCTACCACTGGCAGTAATCGCCCACACTTGTTGCGACGCGGCTAAATTAAAACTCAACTTGTCTTTACCATCAACACGATAACCAGTCGATGAAGTGACAGCAGACGTTGCACCAAAATACATTGGGGTTGTGTTGTCAGTGTTGTGAATGTGTAAACGAATAGCAGCAGGATCACCATCACAAATAAGTGAAGCGGTTGTTGTGACCGTATAATTTGCGGTTGTTATAACAGGCATCAGTAAACACTCCCCGGGTCGGCAGGATTAATATTCGCCACAGGTTGCAGCTTTGTTGGGGGAACACCAGTATGAGCAATATCAGGCAACCCAAGCGCAACCAAAACAGCTTTAGGGTCATAACCAGCATCAACTAACGCAGTCGCCATATTCACTTTATGTTCTTGCTCAACAAGTGACGCAGCCGCAAGGTTGACATTCGCCAAAGGCACACGGTAAACATCACCGCCCTCAACTGGTGGCATATCCTCAAGTCGGTGAATGTCATTAATGTTCAAAAATCCTGACTGAATACCAGTGGAATACGCGGTGTACCTGGTCGCCAAATCACCACGCAAAATCGAATCCATATTGAACTTAACGAACACACCATCAGGTAACAACTTAGTCAAAGCGTTTTCAATTTTCTGCACATACGGTCTGATCGTGTACGTTGCAAACTGAATCGCATTCTGCTCAACTGATGCGTAAGACATTGCACCGGGAATCGCAGTCGACAACATATGCAAAGGGACACGGAAAACCTTCGCAACCTCCTCAACCTGCTGACGGCGCGACTCCAACATTTGCGCCTCATTAGGGTCAACACCAGTCTTAGAAAACTTTGCACCACCAAATAACACACCCGGACGGTGCGCCTGATTCAAACCACGATGCCCTTCCTCAAAAGCATCAATCAAATCCTTCGCCTGCTCACGACTCAAAGCACCCGGCACCTCAATAATGCCAGCCGTCGTCGAACCCTGACCAAAGAAACGAGCAGCAAAATCATCCAACGCCGCAGTCAAACCAAGCGACTCTTTCAACTGGTCAATGCGACTAATGCCACGCAACGCACCCGGCTTACGCAACTCAACAAGATGCAACACCTCATCCTTAGACAAAGCAGTATTCGCATCATGCACATAATATTCAATTCGATGATTGTTATCACGACGCACATACACACGCACCGGATCAAGCACCGACAACGCAATAACCTCACCCTTACTACGAGTGATATGAATAAAAGCGTTACCATCCAACAACAACGACACCATCACCTGGGCAATGAACTCATCACGAGTGGAAGCCAAATCAGGGTCAGGCGAATCCAACCAAATAGGACGCGGGCGGTAAGGGACACGCACACCATCAATACGACGATACGAATCCAACGACAACGTTGACACAGTGTCAGTCAACAAACGAATACACGCATACACCGTAGCAATACGCAAACTATTATTCTGATCAATCGTCACACCAGCACGAGTGGGCATACCAAAAAAACCACCAGTGCCAAACACCTGCTGAAAAGTAACAGAACGCTTCTCAATGATTTTATTCAACATTGTTGCGCTCCAAACCAATACCGAAAGCCACTACCGACAAACCGCCGACAATGAACGCCACCCCAATGCTAAACCAACCAACACCAATAACCGTTGCGGCAACGCCGACAAGCTGAACCACAGACCCCAACCATTTAGACACGAAAAAAACCCACTTCCGTAGACACTTCATCTGGCGGTTGCCAACACGCACGATCCAAAGCCATAATCGCCGCAACACACGCATCAATCTTTTTCGAACTATAGCGGCTTTCCTTAGCAACCCTCGACCCCCGAGCATCCTGCTTAATCGTCGCATTACCAATATGACGTGACAAACTTGGATGATTATCATGCGACAAATCACCACCAACAGTCATATCGTAAAACCGTTGAGTAGCCGGTGACATACGCTGCGGCGACTGCGGATACTCCAAAACACGACCCCAACCAATCGCCTCAGACACAACCTCAATCGACCGCGCCCAACGATACGGATCACACACAACCTCACGAACATTAAACCGTTTCGTCGCCTCAATAATTGTGTGCTCAACCTCAGTGATAGGAACCTGCCAATCCTCATTACGATTCGCTGGTCGCTCCCACAAACCCAAAACAAACAAATGCTTACGCTCACCAGTGGTGCAACCAATCACCGCGGTACTGTCATTGGAATATGACCCATCAAAACCAATAACAATTTCCTCACCATCAACATTCACATCATCAACACCAAGCGCATCCCACTTACCATCAGGTAACCACGCAGATTTAGCCGAAGTCCAAATATTCAAACGCTTAGTTTTGAACTCATTCTCAGGTGTTCGACGCACAGCTGACTCAAAATCCTCAACATCAGACAAATCATTTATCCCCGGATTAGCTTGCGCCCAAATCTTAGGATCACGAAAATCAACAGCCTCAAACTTCGGTTGCCACCACGCACCAAAAAAAGTGTCATCAGCAACTTCCTTATTCGCCACCTGCTGCAAATACTGGTACATCGTGTAACACAATGATTCATTACCTGAAGAATCAACCTTCACACCAGCAGTCGTAATCGACACAAGCATTGGATCAATACGCGCCGCCGATGCCAACGACAACACATCAAACAACTCACGATTAGGTTGAGCATGCAACTCATCAAAAGCAACAAATGATGGTGACAAACCTTCCAACTGCGGTGCCTCAGATGCCAACACCTTAAACGTCGACTTCGTGAACCTATTCTCAATAACGTCACGGTAAATGGTGCATGACTCAGACAGCTCAGGGTCAAGACGCAACATCTGCTTCGAAGTCTCAAAAATGATTCGCGCCTGATCGCGAGACGCAGCCACCGCATAAACCTCAGACCCCGGTGCACCCATAATCAGATGATGCAAAGTCATCCCCGACAACAACGCACTCTTACCAGATTTACGCGGCATACCAATCAACGCAGTCCGATGTTTCAAACGACCATCAACACGACGCGCATACAACCCATTCAACAACTGTTTCTGCCACGGACGCAACACAATCAACTCACCAGCAGGAGCAGCAAACGACTGCTTCGTCACCCTGCAAAAAGTTTCAACAAACTCTGCAACAGTGTCACCATCACCACGCGCACGATCACCTGGCGTCGTCGAAGTTAAAAACCTCGGCGGCCAACCCTTTACCGCCATAAACTATTTACCATTCCTACCCCAACCAGTACCCTTAAAAGAAATACCCGGTGCCGAAAAAATACGCCGCAACTCACCACCACAACGATCACAAAACTGGTCATCATCCAACAACCCAATTGGAACCGTCAACGTCACCACATTGTCACAAACACGACACCCAAAGTTATAAGTCGGCATTCTTAACTTTCTGCTTCTCCATCATCGCCTGCAACTTCGACTTCGCAGTCACCTCGCCCAAACCAATACGAGTCCTATCCGCTGGTGTCAAACCAAACAACGAAGCCAACGAATGCAACTGCTTCGTCAAATCCCGAATATGAGACAACAACGGATTTGCCTGCATCGCACCATTCGGAGACTGAAACAACAACGCAGACGACGACACAGACTTCATCATCTCATCACGCATTTGAAACAACTCACACAACTCCAACAACATACGTCGATCAGATGAAGCAACCCACGGTGCCAAAGTAAACATCTCCTGCCACACCTCCAAACCAACACCATGCAAATGAGCTGGTGCAGTGTCATCCGCGGCAACCAAAGCAACAACCTTCGACTTATCAGGCAATGGTCGATGCCCCGGATTACCCTGACGACGCTTCACTTCAACAGGTTTCGCTGGGTTGCTCATGCGCGTAAAGGTAGCACCCGAACCTGTCTTGTACCCACCTGATTGAACTGCGCACAGTCATGCGGAAC